ATGGCAGCGGCGGACACTTCGTTTCAGTTCACCAAGACAGCACTGGCCAGCATCGCGCCGACCAGCAAGCGGGCCTGGTATCGAGACACCAAAACCCAAGGGCTGGCCCTTTGTGTCACTCCGGCCGGCAGCAAGACCTTCTATGTGATTCGTCGCGTGGCCGGCATGGGGCGCAAGGGCAACACCGAGTTTCTGCGCTTGGGTACCTTTCCCGATGATCTGACCGTCGAGCAGGCACGAGCGGCCGCACGCCAGAAGCTTCAGATGCTGAACGCTGGCGAAAGCGTCCGAGCAGCCGCCACCGCCAAGAAGGACGAACTGACCGTCAAAGACCTTTGGACGCTATGGGAAACCGAGCGCTCCGTGGGTCCGAACCCGAAAAAGCCAATTAAACGGAGCTGGAAGAAAGACCTGCGCCTGTATGAATGCCACCTCAAGGATCGGGCGAACCGCCGTGTGAGCGAGGTGACAGCAATACTCGTCGGCAAGATTTTCCGCGACGTGACCGTCAACAGCGGACCAGTCGAAGCGAACCACCTCAAGCGACTGGCGAGGGCGATCTGGAACCACGCGATCAAGCATCACGGCCTGGACACTCGCAACCCCTGGACCACGATCACGGACAACCGGGAAGCACCACGGGAACAGTGGGTCAAGCCAGACCAGATGCCGGCGCTGTTCAAGGCAATTGACTCGATCAACAACGAGGACGCCGCCGATATCTTCCGTCTGTGCCTGTTCACTGGTGCCCGATCCGGCAACGTGAAGGCGATGCGCTGGGATCAATTGGACCTGAAGGCGAATGTCTGGACCATCGGCAGCGCGCACCACAAGAACAAGCGTGTGCATTCGATACCGTTGCCGCCGCCAGCCGTGGCAATCCTAAAGCGCCGCGTCGGAGTGAGTGCCGAGTGGGTTTTCCCATCCAGCAGCAGCGCCGGCCACGTCACCAATATCTATGCGAGCTGGAAAGAGGTGCTGAAAGCGTTCGCCGCTGAAGTGGGATCGTCTGAGGCGCCGGACATTCGCATTCACGACTTGCGGCATACCACGGCGAGCTGGCTAGTCGGGCAGGGAGTGAGCCTACCGATGGTCGGGAAGCTGCTAGGACATACCACGACAGTGACCACGGCGCGCTATGCCCACTTAGCCACCGATCCGGTGCGCGAGGCACTCGAGAAAATTACCGCTGCGATGGGCAGCACCACGACGGAGAAATGAGAAATGACCGATCAAGCTATCAATTTTGAAGCCGTTATGACGATGGAGCAGCTCGCCGAGTCCGAGGCCAGACTTAAAGAGTCACATGGGGCAGGTCGCCGCCTGGCGCTTATGACCTTGACTCGATCCAAGGATGAGCTGGCCAAGGCGATATCCGAGCTGGACGAAGAGGCCTTTGAGGCTTGGGTTGACCAGATTGAGCAGTTCCAGGGAGATTTGAAGGCACTGCAAGAGGTGGCAGATACCGCACTGGCGCGAATCATTGTTGCCGGTCAAGCCGCTGTAGAAATGAGCGAGGCACGCTCTTAATCGAGTTTGGCCAGCCTAGCCCGACGGGGCGAAAAGCGGATCACTCAACCGCCTGGCTGGCCATCTTTTTGAGTGAATGCCGGAGGGCACAAGATGAGCTTCGAGGATGGGGATGCGTTCGATCCGTTTACTGACCGTGTGCCGTACAGTTTCCCGCTCGCGAGGTTGCGAGAACTACAGGACCGCGCCCGGTGGTATGTGAGGAAGAGGACGGTCGAAGCGCTAAAGGAAGCATCATCCGATGTTTATTTGCTCATCTCTGAACAATTCGAGGCTTGGAAAGAACGCTGGATCGTCGATCATTTTGAGCACGGAGGGCACCTGCTAGGGTATCTGCCATACGAGTCGAGAACCGAGGCCGGGCTGAGAAAGTTAATACACGACCATGGCAGCCATCCCGATATAGCCGGAGTACTGGACTTTCCGTCAGAGGCCAACACTAGCGATCTCGACGCACTACAGGCGGCCATTCAGGACGTAGATTTAGACGATGAGAGTTTTCCAGACGGGTCGACTGAGGAGTACATAGCGATCTTGGCGTTAGACCAAATCGCACGAGTCGTGAACGATTATATGGACGACTACAGCGACGTTCCGTCGTCGATTAGGGCTGAAATACGGGAGCTACGGAAGCAGAGCGCCGCTAGCGCAGTCGTCGAGATTATGGAAACGGTATGCAGAGCCGAAACACTTTGGGCTCTGAAAGATCAGGAAGCCAGGTTGGTTCATCGCATCGAAAGCGCACTGCCAGGAAAAGCTGACGAGCTGGCGAAAAAGAAAGTGTCTTTAGCCGCGAGACGGGCCGCTAGTGCGGCCCACAAGGCAACCAATGCACTGAAGGAAAAAGCTCTAAGCGAATGGGATGAAACTGGGCATACGTACAGTGGAATGGCCGCATTCGCTAGGCACCGACACAAAGCGTACGAGGTTACAGAGCGCACGCTTTATGGCTGGGTCCGAGAGCATCGGAAGGCTAAAACTTAAAATACAGTCTACGCGCAGGCTGTACAGTCTGCGCGGTCGCTGGACTGCCTGCACCGCTCCGCTTTCTCGACCATTGCCTCGTCACTTCTGACCCGACGAGGCAATACCCATGCACACCACCATCGAGGCCATCAAGGCCGATATCGCTGCCGCCCTTGGCTACGATCCGAAGAACCCGCCTGTTCAAGTAGACGACAAGCAAGCCGCCGCTGCCCTGGGCATCAAGGCTTCTACCTTGTCTGTCTGGCGCTCAACCGGGCGCTATAACCTCCCGTACATGAAAGTCGGCCGGCTCGTCCGCTACCGGCTTAGCGATCTTGCCGAGTTCCTGGCGCGCCGCACCTCTGAGCACACGGGGGAGGCGGCATGAGTCCAATCGACAACATCCTGTCACGCCTCGACAAGGTAAAGCCGAATGGCGCCGCCAAGTGGCTTGCCTGCTGCCCGGCTCACGACGACAAGAACCCCAGCCTAAGCATTAAGGAAGCTGACAACGGCACGGTGCTGCTGAAGTGCTGGGCTGGCTGTAGCGCCGCAGAGATCACCGGAGCGGTCGGGCTGGATCTGCGCGACTTGTTCGCTGGAGATAAGCCGCGCTGTAACCAGCCGAGCCGAGCAGCGCGCCAGTTCGAAGCAATGGTCATCACGGTTGCGGTTGAGCAGATGCGCCTAGGCAAGCAACTGTCCGCCGAGGACCAAGAGCGGCTAGAGCTGGCCAAGCGCCGGTTGGGGGTCGCGTAATGGCCGCAGCAATCGAAATCCTGAAGAAGGAATGGGCGGAAGCTGCCGCCAAGGATGCCTGGCGGGCAAATGCCATTCAGGCGACCAGCATCACGCCAACCGCAATTCACTGGGCCTGGCCGGGTTGGCTGGCGCTGGGCAAGCTGACCATCCTTGCTGGTGCTGGTGGAACTGGCAAAACCACGCTGACGATTGGCCTAGCTGCAACCATCACGAGCGGGGGGCGCTGGCCAGATGGCGAACCCTGCCGTGAGCGGCGCAGCGTTGTTATCTGGTCGAGCGAGGATGACGCGTCCGACACGATTGTTCCGCGCCTGATGGCGTCCGGTGCCGATCTTCGAAAGGTGTACATCCTGCAAGGCCGCGTCAACGGACTAGGGGAAACCCAGCCATTCGACCCGGCCAAGGATATCGACCTGCTGGCCGCTGAAATGGAACGAATCGGTGACGTGGGGCTGATTATGATTGACCCCATCGTGTCCGCCGTCTCTGGTGATATGCACCGCGCCAACGACGTGCGACGGGCTTTGCAAGGCCTGGTCGACCTTGCTGAGCAACATGACTGCGCGGTGCTGGGCATCACCCACTTCTCGAAAGGATCGGCGGACAAGAACCCGGCCGAGCGAGTGCTGGGGTCGCAGGCTTTTGGAGCGCTGGCGCGTACGGTGCTGGTGGCCGCGAAGCAAGAAGACTCCGAGCTTCGTGTGCTGGCGCGTGCAAAGTCGAACATCGCGGTAGACGACGGCGGATGCTCTTACACCATCGAGGAATGCACGGTCGGGGAGGGCATCACGACTACTCGCGTGCTATGGGGAGGAAAGATCGAAGGGACCGCGCGCGAGATCCTTGCGGACGTAGAGTCGCAGAATCAGGACGAGCGCCGTACAGAGCTGGACGAAGCCTGCGACTTCCTGCGCGATCTTCTTTCCGCTGGCCCTGTACCTGTAAACCAGATCAAGAAAGATGCTGACGGAAACGGGCTGACCTGGGCGACGGTTCGCCGTGCTCAGAAAACGATTGGCGCAGTTGCGAAGAAAGAAGGAGGCAATTTCGGCGGAGGGAAACAGCAATGGGTTTGGCGTCTTTCTGCTGAAGGTGCTCAAGATCGACTGAAGGTGCTCACAGAAAACAATGAGCATCTTCAGCAAAACGTGAGCACCTTCAGCGATTCGCCCGGCTTCGATGATGACGACGCGGAGGCTTTCTAATGGCCGCTATCGACTATCTCCGCGATCACGGCTTCAGCGCCAAGGTGAAGGGCAACCGCCTGATCGTCTCGCCATCGAGCAAGCTGACGCCCGACATTCGCCAATACATCAAGCTTCATCGCCTGGAGTTGCTGGCAGAGGTCGCAGCGAATGACGGCGAATCACGCCGCGGTCACTGGATCATTATTGTTGACGGGCATCCGCCGTTTACGATGATCTGCGAGCCGGTGACCCATACCGAAGCGCTTAGAAGAGCCAGAGAACGATGGCCTGACGCAACCGCGCAATGACCTCAACCCCGCCACCGAGCGGGGTTTTTTGTGCCCACTACAACGTGCCGATCCTGCCTGTCAACGATTAGTTGCATGAAATACTGTATATGCGTACAGTATGCGTGCATGTCATCTAACTTTACAGGTACGACAATGAAGATTTCCGCCCTACGCGAGCAGCGCTCCGCCAAGGTCGCCGCCATGAAAACCCTGGTAGATGCCGCAGCCGCTGAAGGCCGCGATCTGTCTGCCGATGAAACCAAGCAATTCGACACCCTCAAGACCGAAGAGCGCGCCCTGTCCGCTCAGGTTGAACGCGCCGAATACCTGGGCGAAGTAGAACGCCGCGCCGCTGGCACTCCGGTATCGGGCGCACCTTCTGCCGACTTCGACCGTTTGGCTGACTCCGTGAGCGTCACCCGCGTGATTCGCGCTCAGATGGAAGGCCGCAGCCTGGACGGTGCCGAGGCCGAATATGCCCGCGAAGCTGAACGCCGCAGTGGCCGCAAAGCCGAGGGCGCGTTCGTACCGTTCGCCAGCCTGGAGAAGCGCGCCAACACCACCGCGACCGCTCCTGAACTGGTCGGCACCGACCATCGCGCTCAGGACTACATTGGCCCGCTGCGTGAGGCTCTGCTGGCTCGCCAGATGGGCGTGCGCGTAATGACCGGCCTGCGTGGCAACGTCGCCATTCCGAAGTTCGGCAGCGGCCTCGAGACCGGCTGGGTTACCGAAGGCCAGGCCGTGCCTGAAGCCGAGATGAGCTTCGATCAAGTCACCCTGACCCCGAAGCACGTCGGCGGCAAAACTGAGATGAGCCGCCAGCTCATTCAGCAGAGCGCCCCGTCTATCGAGCAACTGGTGCGCGAGGATCTGAGCTTCTTGATCGCCAAGCAGATCGACGCCGCGATCATCAACGGTTCCGGTTTGGCTGGGCAGCCGCTGGGCATCCTGAACACGGTTGGCATCCAAGCCGCTGGTGATGTACCGACTACCTGGGCTGGCGTTCTGGCGATGCTGGAAATGCTCGACGACGTGGATATCAGCAACGGTCGCTGGCTCACCACTGCCGCCATCCGCACCGCCCTGGCTGCTGCTGAGAAGGTCGCCGGTTCCGGCTCGGGCTTCCTGTACGACAACGGCGCTATGGCTGGCCTGGCCCTGGCTGCTAGCAAGAACGTCCCGGCCGGCAAGCTGATCCTCGGTGACTTCAGCCAGGTCATGCTGGGCGTCTGGTCCGAAGTGGACATTCTGGTGAACCCATACGCTGAGCCGGCCTACAGCCGTGGCGGCATTCAGGTTCGTGCGATGGCCACCGTCGATACCGCCGTGCGCCACCCGCAAGGCTTCGTCGTAGCGACCGAGGTCTAAGCAATGGAACGGCGCGCAAGCAATGGGCTGAAGCCTGACGGACGCAAGCTGACCGGCTACGCCGCTCGGTTCAACTCTGAGACGGACCTGGGCGAGTTTGTGGAAGTCATCCGCCCCGGTGCCTTCACCCGGACGCTTGCCGCCGCTTCTGCTGGAAACATCCGGGCGATTTACGAGCATGACGGCAAGTCGCTGCTCGGTCGCCTGGGTGCCGGCACTCTGCGTCTTTCTGAAGATTCCGAGGGTTTGGCGTTCGAGCTGGACCTTCCCGACACCACCTTGGGCCGCGATCTGGCCGAGCTGGTGAAACGTGGCGACGTGGCCGGCTGCTCGTTCGGGTTCTTGCCCGTGCGTGACACCTGGACCGAAGGCGCCAAGCCTGTCCGTGAATTGCGCGATGTGGACCTGTTCGAGGTCACCATCACCGCAAATCCCGCCTATGACGCAACCAGCGTCCAAGTTCGTAGCAAATTGCCGCGCTCGGTTCGCCTTGCCCGTCTGTATCTGGAGGCCTGCCAGTGAAGTTTCCGCGCCTGTTCAAACGATCCAGCCCCGAGCCGACGACCCCGGCATTCGACACCTACTACGACCGCCTAACGGGCTTTCCTGGCGTGGCCGGTGTAGACGTGAACACCACGACCGCCGAGGGCATCAGCGCCGTCTATGCCTGCGTGGCGGCCATCAGTGAGACGGTGGGCAGCCTGCCGCTCGACGTGTACCGCAACACCGAAGACGGACGCGAGAAGGCGAAAACCCATCCGCTCTATCGTCTACTGCACGATGCGCCGAACAACTACCAGACCGCCCTGGAGTTCCGCGAGCAGATGCAACGTCACGTCCTGCTGCGTGGTAATGCCTATGCGGAAATCGTGTGGAACCCGAACGGTTCGGTGAAAGCCCTGCTGCCGCTGCACCCGGATAGCGTGACCGTGCTGCGGTCGAGCCTGGGCAATCTGGTCTATGACCACGTTGACGGCAAAGGCAACCAGCGCCGCCTGCTGGCCGATGAAGTCCTGCACCTGCGTTACCACTCCGACGATGGAATCCTGGGCCGCAGCCCGATCCAAGTAGCCCGCGACACTATCGGCCTGGCCCTGGCCGAGCGTACCCACGGCGCCAAGATGTTCGAGCAGGGCACCAAGCTATCGGGCGTCATCGAGACACCACCTGGCACCACGAAAGAGCAGGCCGGGCAGATCCGCGAAAGCTGGTCCGCTGGTCAAGCCGGTATCGCCAACCACGGCAAGACCGCCGTATTGCCGCAAGGCGCGACGTTCAAGACGGTGAGCATGACGCTTGAGGATGCCGAGTGGATCGAAGCCCGCCGCCTGTCCATCGTCGAGACAGCCCGTCTGTTCCGCGTACCGCCCGTGATGATTGGCGACATGGAAGCGAGCAACTATTCCAACGTCGTCGAGCTCGCCAAATTCTTCGTGACCAACACCCTGCGCCGTCATCTCGTTATGTGGGAGCAGGCAGTAAACCGCGCTTGCATCAACAACCCCGCGTTCTTTGTCGAGCACAACGTGGAAGGTCTGCTGCGTGGCGACAGCCTGGCCCGCGCCAACTTCTATCAGCGCGGCATTGAGGATGGCTGGATGCTCAAGTCCGAAGTCCGCCGCATTGAGAACCTGCCAGCCATCGAGGGTATCGACGATGCGCAAACTGAAGATGCAACGCCTGCCACTGGAAGACCGAATGCACGACCCGATGCTGGGGATCAAGATGCACAAGCCAAAGGGGCAGCGGCATGAAGAAGAAACGCACGCTGAGCCTGAACAGCAGCGCGTGGAAGACCCTGCGCGCCGAGGTACTGGCAAGTGAGCCGCTGTGCCGTATGTGTGCCGCCCGTGGTCTGGTAGTGCCTGCCACTGACGTTGACCACATCGAGGACAGCCGCGAGGACTACACCGACGACAACAGCCGGGAGAATTTGCAGAGCTTGTGCCACGACTGCCACTCACTCAAGACAGCCGCGAGCATGAACAAAAGCGTGTTCCTGGGCTGTGACGTGAACGGCCTGCCACTCGACCCGGCGCACCCGTGGAATCGAGCGGAAAAATCACCAGCAACCGCTGGCGAGAAGACCGCCCCCTCCCTGCTCTTTTATTGCTAAGTGCCATGAAAACCACCCCACGCCGCCCCCGCTCAGACAGCGCACAAGCCGCCATAGCAGCCGCTCAAGCCGTCGCGCTTGGCCCTATAGCGCCGCCTGTGTTTGTGCGCGTAGGGAAGGCAGCCAGACCGTTCTGGAACGCCATCGTGACCGCTCGCCCGCGTGATACCTGGACCGACGCTGATCTGATCCTGGCCGCGAGCCTTGCCCGCGCCTATGCCGACATTGAGGCGCTGCAAGATGCCATCGACCGTGACGGGCTGCTGGTGGACGGCAAGCCGAACCCCGCCTGCGATCTGCTCGACAAGATGAGCCGCCGCGCTCTGGCAACTGGCCGACAGCTCAAGGTCGATACCATCGCCACCGTGGGCAAGGCGCAAAACATCCCGAAAGGCGCCGCCCTGGAGCGAGACGCCCGCGCTCAGCTTGACGACGACCTGATCCCAACCCTGGCGACGGTGCAATGACCAGGGCCGAGAAGATCATCAGCTTTTGCGAGAAGTACCTCGTGGTGCCGGAAGGCGCGGACGTGGGCAAGCCGCTGGTACTGGCTGAGTTTCAAAAGCAGTTCATCCGCGACGTATACGACAACCCGAACGGCACCCGGCGCGCCATTCTCTCGATAGCGAGGAAGTGCGGAAAATCCGGGCTTATCGCTGGCCTGATCCTCGCGCATCTGGTCGGGCCTGAAGCCAAGCAGAACAGCCAGCTAGTGTCGGGAGCTATGAGTCGTGACCAAGCCGCGCTGGTGTTCAACCTGGCATCGAAGATGGTTCAACAGTCGCCGGCCTTATCGAAGATCGTCCGCATCGTGCCGAGCGGCAAGCGCCTGCTAGGTCTGCCGCTGAATACCGAGTTCCGCGCCCTGGCGGCTGACGGCAGAACGGCACACGGCCTTTCCCCGGTGCTCGCCATCCTCGACGAGATAGGCCAGATCCGCGGACCGCAATCGGACTTCGTGGATGCCATCACGACCAGCCAGGGCGCACACGCTGACCCGCTGCTGATCGCTATCAGTACCCAAGCCGCGAACGATGCCGATCTGCTGAGCCAGTGGATCGACGACGCCAAGCAGTCGAAAGACCCGCGCATCGTCTGCCACCTGTACGCCGCGCCGAAGGGCTGCGACCTGCTAGACGAGGATGCCTGGAAAGCAGCCAACCCGGCGCTGGGCCTGTTCCGCTCCGAGGACGATCTACGCGAGCAGATGCAGCAAGCGGCGCGGATGCCGTCTATGTCCAACACCGCCCGGAACCTGCTGCTGAATCAGCGCGTGAGCCTGGACAGCCCGTTCATATCGCCTGACGTGTGGGCAGCCTGCGATGCCGAGCCAGAACCTTTCGACGGTCCCGTCTATGCCGGCCTGGACCTGTCCGCCCGTACCGACCTGACGGCGCTTGTGCTGATCGGCAAAACCGCTGGCGTCTGGCAGGTTCGCCCGTACTTCTGGACGCCCGAGCAGGGCATCTTCGACCGCGCCAAGAAAGATCGCGCCCCGTATGACCAGTGGGCCGCCGAGGGCTATCTGCGCACGACACCCGGCGCGACGGTGGACTATGAAGCCGTGGCCGCCGATATGGCTGAGATCCTGTCCGACGTGGACATTCAGGCCGTGGCCTTCGACCGCTGGCGTATCGACATTTTCAAGAAAGAACTCGACCGCCTGGGCCTCGATCTGCCGCTAGTGCCGCACGGTCAAGGCTTCAAGGATATGGCCCCGGCACTCGACGCCCTGGAAGCCGAGCTGCTGAACGGACGTGTCGCCCACGGCAACCACCCGGTGCTGACCATGTGCGCCGCCAATGCCGTAGCGGTGAAAGACCCAGCCGGCAGCCGCAAGCTCGACAAATCACGCCGCACGGGCCGAATCGACGGCCTGCAAGCCCTGGCAATGGCAATGGGCGCCGCCCAAGCCGCAGCCGCCCCCTTTGAAATTGATACCGAGGTGTTCTTCGTATGATTACCGTGGCCGAAGCCAAGCAACACCTGCGCGTGATGCACGCAATGGAAGACCCGTTGATCCAGCTCTATCTGGACGCTGCCACCCGGCACGTTGAGAAGTACCTGGGCGACGATCTGCCAGACCCCATGCCCGAGGCCATCCAAGCCGCAATTCTGCTGCTGACGGGCGACCTGTACGTCAACCGGGAGCGCCAGTCCGACCGCCCGATTCACGAGAACACGGCTTACCAGCTCCTGCTGGCTCCGTATAAATCAATGGCGGTGCTGTGATGAATACCGGACGCCGCCGCCACCCGGTCGAGGTTCAAGCCTATACCTCGACGCAAGATCCGCATACCGGGGAAATGATTCAGGGCTGGGCAACCATCGGCACCGAATGGGCGAGCATCGAGGGCATCAACGGGCGCGAGTTCCTGGCCGCTGACGCTCAGCAATCGGCCACAACGATGCGCGTGACCATCGGCTACCGCGACGACCTGACCACGGCGCACCGCCTGGCCTACCACGGCAAGAAGTACAACCTGAAAGCGATCCTGCCCAACAACACGCGCACCGAGCTGGTGTGTATGTGCGAGGTCGGCTTGATCTAG